TGTCGTTAATGAAAAGACGGATGGACCGGGACGCGCTCATTGAGCCTTAGCCCTTGCTGCCGCCGCGCTGATGTATTCGCCATCAATCACGCGAAGGCCATCCAGTAAGATTTCCGTATTCTCGCCAGACAATTCGCGCCATTCAGCCCAAGCCAACACGGCGCGAAATGGTGTCGGGGTCGGCATCATCGGCCCCATACCGCCGCCAACCCATGAACGCTCGCTTGCCAAATCGTTCCACGCGCGCCAGACGAAAGCGCAATCAAGCGCAAGCTCTGGCGGCGGTGGCGTATCATCATCGGCAAGCGCTTCGATTACGCCTTTTGCGCGGCCCCACGCGAACTCGTGGGCCGCGAAGGCTCGGAGTTTCCCAAGGCTTCCTCACGGTCTGCCGCGCGCCGCTCGGTGGCGATAAAGAACGCGGCAGAGGCCAGGGTGAGAAGCGGGCGAAACTCTTCTGTAAGGGCCATCTTGCGATAGTCTTCAACCGTCACCGGGCCATCGTCGCCTTCAAGATTGCGAACGCCCAAGATATATTGCCCAAGCATGATTTCATTTTCCAACACGTCACGAGTTGACGGCGGAAGGTCGGCAAATCCCTGGTTTGATTTCAGCCTGCCATCTTGCTTGGCGCGGCGTACGATTTCACGAACGGCCACCATCACCTTGTCATAATAGGCAGCGTCGCGGCCTTTCACCAGCAATTCCATCGGCGGATCGTCGGAAGAATCAGGATCGGGATTGATCCAAACGCCACCTTCAAGCGCGGCGGTGTCGCGCTGGAATGATTTCAGCTTTGCCATGTTATCCTCGGGTTTTGCGGATTACGGGTTGCGGGAAAATGGGTCCGGCTGAAACCCGCATATCAGCCGGACCCGCTCCGCGCAGGAGCCTGTCGCGCAATTACGCGCGGCAGTTTTTAGGCGGCGAAACGATCAATCTGAAGCGCAGCAAGCGCCATGTCGTTGCCGCCTTCGATATCAAACGTCGCCATGATTGCCTGATTTGGACCTTGAACCGGAATTGAAGGGTTCATCAGGTTTGCGCCCGGCAAAGTGAAGATGTAGCTGTTGCCCTGCGGGTCGCGCTTGCGCCAGGAAATGCGCGAGCGAGTTTCAGCCTTGAACAGCGCATATTGCGTGAAGTCTTTGAAGAAAAGATCAATCTGGCCAGCGACCAAGACTTGCCCCCAGCGTGCGCCTTGTGCCGTTGCGCTGCCCATCCCGTAATCCATGCCGGCGCCCTCGCGAGAGACATTGAGCGAGACAGAGCTGACAGCAGCAGCAAGCGCGGTGTCATCAACCTGCACGCCGCCGAAAGCCGCCACAGCGTCAAAAAAGCCGCCAGTTGGCGCGGCGGTAATGGTGCCGTTGCCCGCCGCCGTTGTGGCGCTCACTTCATCGCGTGACACGATGTTAAAGGAGCCGCGAAACTCCTGCCCGACACTGCCCGAAAGGCTGAAGCCGCCGATCATGCTGCCTGCGTAGCGCAGGAACAGGTTTGACGCGAAGCGGTTTTGGATTGTGAAAGACTTCACCATATCGGCATTGCGAAGCATCCCGGCATTGCGGACAGAAGCCGCAGTGCCAGCGGGGGTTTCCGTGCTGGCGACGGTCCGCCCGGCAAGAGTAAGCGTCTGGTTGTTTGTCTTGGTGGCGATGCGATAATAGCCGTTGTTTGCACCAGCGCTTGCCGTAAAGCCGCGCAATTCAATCCACTGGCCTTCGACAAGGTTCTGAAACTTGTTTGAGGTGGTGGAAGAAAGAACATTCGTGGTGATCGTGACGGTAATGTCGCCCCCCACGCCCGCGATGGTTTGCGCCGCCGTCCAGTCGTTGCCAAGCGCGCCAGCAAAGAAATCGTCATAGGTGCCATATGACAGGTTGAAATTGATAGAGCCGCTGGCCTGTTCCTGTTGCGTGATAGAAGAAGACACGCGGCGCGAGCCGGTAATTTCATTCGGGCGCGTGCGAGACTTGGAGCCTTGCAGGCTGGAGCTTGTGGTGCGAAGCGCAACAAATGCCGCGCTAGGCGTGGTGCCCCATACGCTTTCCGCCAAATACGAAAGCTGGGTTTCGGTTGTTTCAATGCCGGCCTGATAGCCGGTGACAGAACCGCTCATGTCGTTATTCCTTTTCCAGGTTCTGCGGCTAGGCCGCGTTCATCGCCCGCATCACGCGGGCCGATCTGTGTAATTCCAATCAACATTGACAGTCAGAACCCACCATTTCCCGTCCTCGGTTGGTGAGCCTGAGCCAATGACGGCGCGCGGGTAAGTCGTGAAGCCGTTCACGCCGCGATAGATGTTGGCGATGTTCTTTGCCACTTGGCGCGCATCTGCGCTCCCCGTGCCAAGCGGGACAATGACATGCACGATAAAAACGCCTCGCTCTTCATAGGCGCCGTTGCCAAGCTCAATCGGCTGAAGAATATCGCCCTCGGCTTCCACCGAAAGCCAAGTCGAAAACTCCGGCGCGGTAAAAGCCTCATTCGGCCATTCGATAGGATAGCCCAGCGCGGCGCTTGTCAGGCGGTTGCGGGCGTCCGTCCAGGGTTCGGGCGACATGCCTAGCCGCCCCGCACGTGCAAGGCATAGGCGACCACGCTAGAGGCCACCATAAGGGGGTTACAGCCTTGGACTGCCCAATTCTTGCCGTCTATCGCCACGAAATCACCTTTCACGGGAGGCGCAAAGCCTGCCGAGGCCAGCACGGGCGCGGCGGTAATCGTCACCTCTGCATCGCCATTCATGACGCCAGTTGTGATTTCCTCCGGCGTGAAAGCGCGAAGGCGTCCGGTGACGGCGATCTCGGTGAATGTCGTTGTCATGGCCTGGCGCCGCCGCAAAGTCATGGCGCGGCCATACCTGGCCAACAGGCGCGGCATGGCGGAAACAATGCTCACAGATTGATCTTCCGGTACGGCCCGAGAAGCGCCGCCGCTTCCACCGGCAAAGCCTCGGCGCCTGCTTTCGGATCTAGGTATGAGACAGACCCAACTCCGTCCGCCGCCTCAGACCGCACGCGCGGGTCGCGCCCGCGACCGGCATAGATTGCGCCAAGCGTGGCGATGCAAGCGCGCTCCAAGTCTTGCGGCGTATCGGTCAGCAGCACATACCCGGCGGCATAGGTGATCACCACCTTGGCCGCGTTCCATGGCTTCCGACTGTCATCCGTCAGGCGGTAAAGCAGCGAGCCGTCCAATTCGTAATCAGCAGCGGCAAGCGTTGCGCCTTCCTCAACCACGCTGGTAATCGCGGGGTTGATGTCCCGATCCAGCACAATGCAATCGGCGGAAACGTCGCGTTCGGTCTGCACCACCGTGGCGCGCCCGAAGCCTTCCGCGCGCCCGCAATACCGCGCGCAAGCGTCCGAAGCCTGGCCGATCAATTCCTGCAAGCCCGCCGTTGCGTCCGAGATAGCCAATTCGCGCGCCGCCGTGGCCAGCACGGTCAGCATGTTCGTGGCCGGCGGGGTTGTGACTGTGATCATGCGCGCCTCAATCGAAATTCGTTCTAGGTATGGCGCCCGTCAAGGCGCCGCGCGTATTGGCCGGCGTAAATGCGCCGCGCCCGGTCGCCGCCGTGAAAGCGCCGCGTGGCAGGGCATAAACGCGAACCTGAGTGGTTCCAGGCGTAAAGGTCGCCACGCTGGTTAGCGTAATGCCAGGCCCTTGCGCGCCGACGCTGGCGGCACCAGGCAGGATTGCCGCCGCTGCTTCCCATGCCGCGCCTGCCGCCGTTGCTGATACGCCGCCGATTGCCGCGCCAGGATCGAAAACCGATCCGGCAGAAAGGATGAAGCCTTCAGCTATGCCCTGGCCAGAAGCAGAGCCTGGGATGATCGTAGCCGTAGCCGATAGCGTTGCGCCGTTTTGCTGCGCCGCGCCTAAAGCGTTGCCTGCAATAAGCGAGGCAGTTGCCGCAGAAGTGACGCCGCCGGATACAGCCGCCCCGGTGGCGACACCCGCGATAAGCGAAGCGGTTGCGGTTATCGCAACACCATCAGCGGTTGCAGTGCCGGTAGCTGCGCCTGCAATCAAGGACGCGGTGGCAGATAGTGTGACGCCAGTAGCGGTTACAACGGTGCCGGCGCTTGCCGTGCCCGCGATGAATGAAGCGGTTGCAGATACCGTCGCGCCGCCTGCTACAGCAGCGCCAGAGGCTGCGCCATCGGTTAGGCTGGCATTGGCCGCAATAGTCGCGCCATCGGCTTGCGCGGCGCCCGTAGCCTGTCCTGCAATGATGCTGGCGCTTGCTGTGATAGTCGCGCCGGGAGCCGTGGCGGATGCTCCAGCGCTGGCAGTGCCAGGGATGATGCTGGCGGTTGCCGTGAGCGTCGCGCCCGGTGCCGTAGCTGCGCCAGACTGCGATAAAAAAAGCGTCAAAAGAGACACTAGCTATCTCCTTTGCCGAAAGGATTGAAAATCAAACCAACCGCGCGCTTTTGTTAAGGCGCGCGCAGCTTTGCTAATGCGGCTTCCACATCAGCAATATCTGAATCGAGCTTCTCTGCCAATGCCAAATCAATAGTTTCACTTCGCTGCTGATTTAATCTTGCCAGCCGCATTTCAGCAAACCGGATCAGTTCCTTAATCATGATCTGCTTTGTCCTTAAACCAGCGGGATTAACTCTTGGGTAACTGTCGCAAGGTGAGATTGCAAAATCAACACGTCATAGAGGTCTGTGCCGTCAATCGCGACATAAGCCGCCATGCGCCCCCCAAGCGCGGCACTGCCTGTCTGAATAAAGTCAGTCGCCGCATAAGGCGAAAAAACACGGTTTTTCGCATCGAAGCGATAAATCTGATTTATTGCACTCGCCACATAGACATTGACATAAGTGTATCGTCCCTCTTGGCCGAATGGCGAATAACAGCCTGTGGTGCCAGTGCCAAAAGTGTTCACGTTTCCGTCATAGGTAATTGCGCCGGTCCAAGTCCCGGTGATGCTTCCTGCAATATCAAGAACATCAAGCGTTATTGCTGCGCCGCCTCGAAAGAAATAATTAAATGAATGACGCGAATTTCGGGCCACGTCAGGCTGAATGCCAAACGATGGTGCCCAAAGGCATCCGGCCCCATTGGCGGCAGGCGCGACACCAAAATATGTTGTTGACCACGCATCAGCCGCGATAGAGTTGGTGCCGTTGTTAATCGTGGCGTCCGTGTAATTGTAAGTATATACGGTAGTGTTCGCGGTTGTGCGGAGCAGGATCAAATTCGGTTGCTCAATCACGAAGCGCGCCGCGCTGGAAGGCTGCGTCGTCCAAGCGGTGCCAAGCGTATAGACCGCGCTCGGCCCGGCAGTATGCGAAGCAATGATGCGGCGCTGCCCTACTGCCCCTGGCGTGGTAGGATCAGCCACGATGCGAATTTGAAAATTGCGGTATTCATTGGCCGCGACCACCGCATCGCCAAGCGTTGCTTGCCCGGTAATAGTCGAAGCGCCCGAAGCCGTGGCAAGCAAAGCGACAAGGCCAGTATCATAGGACGTGGCGCCCTTTACCATACCCTCGCCGGGCTTGTGGTTGTAAGGCACGTAAAGTTCATCCATCACCAACATTGCGCTATCGTTAGAAAGGCTGGCTGGCAAGTTTGTGATTGAACGGTTTGCAAGCGTATTGCTCGCAGGCTCAAACGTGCGAAAAGCGCCAGCCGCCAAAGTGCCAGAGCCAAGCATAAACAGACGGCCACAAAGCAATTCATACCGCGCGCCAGTCGCAGGCGTGAAGGTCAAAGCAGTTTCAAGCGTGATAGATGGTGTGGTGCCAGCTGTATTGCCAACAATCCAGCGTTCTTCCGTTTTGCCCGCAACCGTA